GCGGAAAGCGTTGACCATGTTCGACTATCTCAAGCACAGCAAGGGCGAATGGGCGGGGGACACGATAAAACTCGAACCCTGGCAAGCCTGGATGCTGGCGTGCGTGTTCGGCTGGAAGAACAGCGAAACCGATAAGCGCCGGTTTAACACGATTTATACGGAGGTGGCCCGTAAAAATGGCAAAAGTACGACCCTTGCGGGCATTGGCCTTTACGGGCTGACCAAAGATGACGAAGGCGGGCCGGACGTGTTCTGTGCAGCAACCAAGCGTGACCAGGCGCGGATCATGTTCATGGAAGCCTCGCGCATGGTCAAACAGTCAACGGCGCTCAAGCGCAGGCTGGTTGTGGAGCAGCATAAAATACTCAACCGAAGCAATAACGGTTCATTTCAACCGTTAAGCGCCGACGGCCAGACGATGGACGGGCTGAATCCTCACTTCGCGCTCATTGATGAACTGCACGCGCACAAGACGGCGGAAGTCTGGGACGTGTTGAAATCGGCCTTGGGATCGCGTTCGCAGCCGCTATTATGGGCAATTACGACAGCCGGGTTCAATAAGGACGGCATCTGCTACGAGGTGCGGGGCTATGCCGAGAAAATCCTGACCGGAATCATAGATGACGACAGCTTTTTTACTTTGATATTCACATTAGACGAGGGCGATGACTGGCAGGATGAGAAAAACTGGCCGAAAGCGAACCCGAACCTTGATGTGTCCGTCAGTCTGCCCTATTTACGCGACCAGGCGCGGCAAGCGGCGGTTATGCCGACCGCAAAAATTAATTTCTTCACCAAGCACCTGAATATCTGGGTCACGGGCGCGAGCCAGTGGTGCAACGTCGAATGTTGGAAGGCGTGTGGCGCGGAATATACGCTGGGAGATGTAGTCGAAGTGTATATGGGCCTCGATCTGGCGTCCATTTCCGACATTGCCAGCTTGGGCGGCGTGGCGATTATGCCGGATGGAAGCTGGAAAACCTTTTCTAAACATTATCTTCCGGAAGATGCGGTTGACAATATCATCCGCAAGAGTACGATACCGTTCAAGCACTGGCACGAATCCGGCTGGCTAACGCTAACGCCGGGTAATATCATAGATTACAACTGGATAAAGGCCGATATTTTGCATTTTATGGAGATTTTCAACGTCAAAGAGATTGCTTTTGACCGTTGGAACTCAAGCCAGTTAGTCAATGACCTGCTCGAAGTGGACGCGCCGATGGTGGCGTTCGGCATGGGCTTCGCCTCGATGACAGCGCCGATGAAGGAACTGGAGCGCAGATATATGGCTAAAGAGATACAACACCCTAACGATCCGGTTTTAAATTGGGCGATGTCGAACGTGGTAGCGGATCAAGACCCGGCGGGAAACGTGAAACCGGCTAAAAATAAATCATCCGAGAAAATTGATCCGGCAGTGGCGCTAATTATGGCGGTCGGTCGGGCTATGTTAGTTCCCGAAGAATCAACGGACGTAGGATTTGAAATATGGTGAGCATAAACTGGCCTTGGTCGAAAAAATCAGCCGTTAATTTATCACCGGAAGAAGTCTGGCGCGAACTACTCAGCCGCGCTAACTCAAAATCCGGCATCCACATCAATTCCCGTACCATTCTTCAACTCACGACCGCGCAAGCGTGCGCCCGCGTGATTGCTGAGGATATTGCACAGTTACCTTTTAAGCTTTACAAGGATAGGCAGGATTCTGGCAGCGACCCGGCTATTGATCATCCGCTCTATAAACTGCTTAAAACCAAGCCGAATGACTGGCAAACATCGTTTGAACTACGCGAACAGATCGCGCTTCATCTTGTCTTAACGAATAATGCCTACATTTGGCTCAACCGGACACGCGGGGGCATCTATGAAATGCTGCCCTTGGAGCCGCAGCAGGTACAGGCCACGAGGAACACCGGATGGATTACAACTTACAAAGTCACCTTGCTTGGCGGAAGTTTTTTAGAAATCCCGAAAGCCGATATTTGGCATATACGCGGGCCATCCTGGAATGGTTGGAGCGGTTTAGATGGCGTTAGACTCATGCGGGAGGCGGTTGGCATGGCGCTGGCGCTTGAGGAACACGGCAACCGCATGTTTTCAAATGGCGCGACGGTCGGCGGGGTTTTATCGACGGATCAGCAGCTAAAACCGGAACAGGTGCAGCAGTTACGGGAATCCTGGGAAGCTAAACAGTCAGGGAGCGCAAACGCTTATAAAACCGCTGTCATGTGGGGCGGCATGAAGTGGAACCCGATGGCAAGCAACAATGACGCGGCCCAGTGGGTTGAAACCCGGCGTTTTCAGGTGGAAGAAGTCTGCCGCGCCTTTAAAGTCATGCCGATTATGGTCGGACACAGCGACAAGACCAGCACCTATGCCAGCGCGGAACAGATGTTCCTGGCGCATTTACGCAATACAATGGGTCCATGGCTAACGAGGGTTGAATCTAGCGCCGACTGTAATTTACTGACAGATCAAGAGTTAAGCGCCGGTTACCACGTAAAATTTCAAAGAAATGCTTATTTAGCCTCCGTTTCAACGGATCGGGCGGCGTTTTATAAGACAATGCATGATATAGGCGCTTTTAACGCTAATGAAATTAGAAGCTATGAGGACTTGAATCCTTATGATGGCGGCGACACCTATTTAATTCCGCTCAACATGGTTGATGCGAACGCACCCGCCACACCACCACCGGCACCACCGGCAGGAGATGGAAATGCAAATACAGCACCTTAATTGCTCATTGGTTGAGCTAAAAACTTCACCGCCTAACGCTGGAACGATGGAATTTTCGGGCTATGGGGCCGTCTTCAACAATGTGGATGGTTACAGTGATGTCATCGCACCGGGCGCGTTCACAAAATACCTTGAAAAAGTCACCGAAGGCAAAGACCAATGGCCGTTAATGCTTTCGCAGCATGGTGGCTGGGGCGTCACCGCGCAGGATTTAACGCCGATTGGCGTGTGGACTTCGCTTGCCGAGGATGAAAAAGGCTTGCATGTCACCGGTACGTTAGCCAACACGCCACGCGGACAGGAACATTACACTTTGATAAAAATGCTGCCACGGCCTGCCATTTCAGGGCTTTCTATCGGTTTTCACGCGATTGAGACGGTCAATGGCAAAAAAGGCGATCCGTTTGCCCGGATGATCAAGCAGATTGACTTGGTCGAGGTGAGTTTAGTTAGCAGACCGGCTAACGATAAGGCACAGATATTAAGCGTAAAATCCGCTAACGATTTTACCATCCCGGAATTTGAAAATTTCCTGCGAGAGGCAGGGTTTTCGAGAAGCGAGGCCAAGGCAATCGCCAACAAGGGCTATCGTTCAGTTTTAGGTCAGCGAGAGGTTGATAAAAACGAATTTAAAGAACTATCAACGATTATCTCAGAAAATATTAAGAGGACATTGCAATGGAAGATATTACAGAATTAAAAACCATGCTTGAAGAGCAGGGTAGAACGTGGACTGAGTTCACAAAGAAAAACGACGAACTAATCAAAGCGAAAGCCGAAGGCAAGGCCGTTGCTGATTTAACCGAAACCGTCACCACGCTTAATGCCGCACTAGCGAAACTGGACGTTGAAGTTTTGGACATGCAGAAAAAAGCGAACCGTCCAAACGTCGAAGGCGCGAGGACACCGGAGCAGGAAGAATATAAAAAGGCTTTCGCAAGGTATCTACGCAAAGGCGACGACCGTGGCTTGGAAGAACTACAGCGCAAAGCGATGTCGTCACAGTCCGACCCTGACGGCGGTTATCTGATAGAAGAAACGATGGACGCGACCATCAACCGCGTCGTCCCTACGATTGCGGCAATGTACCGTTTGGCCAACGTAGTCACCATCGGCACGCCACGTTACGAAAAACTTGTCAAAACTTCCGGCATGGCGATGCGCCGTATTGCGGAAGGCGGAGCCGGTGGGGAATCGACGGCACCGAAGTACGCAAAGGTGACTATTGACGTGGCGACTGCCGAAGTGGAGCCCTGGGTGTATAACGAAACGCTGGATGATGCATTCATTGATCTGGAATCCGATCTGGCTAACGAAGCCGCTATTGGGTTCGCAGCGGGCGCGGGGTCTGAGTTCATAACCGGTAATGGCGTCGGGTGCGCGCGGGGTATAACAGCACATACGAATATTGCCAATGCGAGTTACGCCTGGGGTTCGGTTGGTTATATCCTGAGTAAGAAATCAGCCGCTTTCGCTTCCGTGTCACCGTCTGACCAGATCATCGCCCTGCAACATGCGTTGAAATCGC